TGATTTGGCTGATTTGGCTGATTTGGCTGATTTGGCTGATTTGGCTGATTTGGCTGATTTGGCTGATTTGGCTGATTTGGCTGATTTGGCGGTTTTAAAACATTTATTTCGTTGTCCTGGTATATATCTAAAAAAATATTTATTAAACTCATCTCCGCATTTTTTCTTTTTAAGTTCATTATATAAAAATGATTTGGTGGCTCTGATATTTTGCAGTGTTTCTTGAGTGCCATAGCATTTTGTTGAAAACCGCTTTAACAATCCTTTTTGACTTAATCTATTTTTAATTTGAATATTAAATATATTTTTGCAGATGCACATTATGCGGTTTGAGTCATAATTTTTTTTATTACTATATAAAAATGCAAAATAAAAACTTAGCATGGTATCAATACTCGCAATATTTACGGATTTTTTTTTTATAATAATAGTATTATAACTGTGGCATGCCATTGTTTTATATAAATATATATAACTTTCACCATCCACAATAATTTCATAGTGTTCTGGGATTAATTCACCAATGCTATCATATTGTTTAATCTCAACATTTAATATATTATATTTAATTAATTCATTTTTTATAATACTTGACGATTCAAATGGGTCTAATGATAATACATCAAAATCGGGATATATATTATTATTTTTATATTTATTTTTATTATTAATATATTTATTATATTGAAAAAGCGCATAGGCACCAAAAATTACAAGTTTTTGGGAGATTATGCTATTTAATATAACATTAAATATATTTTTATTTTTGGAAGTATTATTATTTGTAATAATAGAATAAATATTACAATAAGGTGTTTTAATTGGAAAATACATGTTTAATAAGACTAATCGTTTCCAAATTTTCTCCCATCTTGACACGTCTCCATCCGGTCTAGATAATTCTAAATATGCCGACATTCTTAAAAAATTTGGTGGCGCATAGTATATGTTATCTTTAGTTATGCAATTATTTTGCAGTATAGTAAATAAATAAGAATCCATGAATGTTATATCGGCAACTGATATAAAATTTACATAAATTTTATAGGTGCCAGTGTGCACACCTGCCTTGGCTTCTACTTCTTCAAATCCATTGGCAAAATAAATGTCAGCTAACTCTTTGGCATCATTCATTGCGTTTGATGAAAAGAAATCATAATCAGGATAATCAAGATTTATATCGTAAAATTGTTCTTTTTTTGGTAAAATATTATTAATTGCAATGCCTCCATAACAAATTAATTTTTTATCTTTTATAAATTTCTCAACTATTTTAAAAATTTGTTCCATTATTGGAGAACGCATTTTAATTTTTTTCTTTTTTTCTGCGTTTTCAACCGCATTCCGTAAAAGTAAGATTTCTTTTTCTAATAACATTGTTTTTTTTATAGATTTTAATTTATAACTGCATTTTAAGTTAGAGCTAGAATTAGACATATCCCTCATTATGGCTTGTTTATATATTTTTTTATTTTTTTTTGTTTTTTGTTTTGTTTTTTGTTTTGTTTTTTGTTTTGTTTTTTGTTTTGTTTTCATTATATTAATATTTAGATAATAATTAAATTTCAAAATCCATATATTGAGTACTAATTGTTCTATTATCGCATTGATATTTAGCGGATAATGGTGTTGGCACCGTAATTGTTCTGGGAGTATATCTCAGATTGGCTGGTTTTAATACAAATGCGGATTTATTTTTTTCAAAAAAATCATTATAAAAGGCTAAATTACTATCTGTTTTTTGAAAAGACATAGCAACCATTTGACAGCCATATTCTCTTGTTTCATTAAAGTTTGGATTTGAATAATTAGGAACAAGGTCTGGTAACACAATGCTCATATTTTGTTTATTATAACTAGCTAATTTGGCATCCTGAAGAAACTTAACATCTATGAATCTTAATTTTCTCATGAATGGTGCGCTACTTGCTATATTAATATATTCATCTAATTTTGTTTTTTGATATAATGGATTACTAGCATCTGCTATAATTATAATTTTTCCTAAAAATGTTTTTATAGGGAGAGACCCTAAATTTTGTCCGCCGAATTCAAAACTATAGTCTACTCCTAAAATTCTTGAGTTTAATATTTCATTTATTTGTTTGGCCAATTTATCATATATTTTTACATTTGTGCTTAATATTCTTAAATGTAAAATAAGAGGGTCATTTGGATTTGGACAATGCACTCCTGAAAATGCCATATTCATTATTGTAGAAAATACATCATTTGTTGGTATACTATTAAAAGACTCTTTTACAGTATACTCATTTACTGATGACACCGCGACTGCTGGACTATTATTAATAGAATAGATTTGAAAATCTAGACAACGAACCCCTTGTTCTATGCATGTTTTTAAAGCGCATAATCCAACATAATCTACTTTTATACTTCCACCGGCGCAACAATTATATGCGGTTTTAATATAATAATCTCTTAATAAATAAGTTGAATTAGAATCAATATTATAAATTGCCGGTTTAGTTTTATAAACTTTTTTTAAAACCTTACAATTTCTTGAATTAAGTGAAACCTTATATCTAATATATAAAAATACGCAAAATACTATTATAAACATTATTAGAAGAGCATATAATTCAACTTGAATATCTGGATTTTTAATAAAATCTTTCATTTGATTAAATGCGTCCATTTACTAATATATATATATATAAATTATATATATATATAAAATTATATATACTATATTATTATATATATTATTATGGGTGGAGGTTTATTAAATAAAATAGCAAGCGGTGAATTAAATATTATGTTAAATGGAAATCCAAAAAAGACATTTTTTAAAACCACTTATGCAAAACATACAAATTTTGAACTACAACGATTTCAAATTGAGTCTAGTTTTGAAAACTCTTTATCCTTATTTACAGACTCATTATTTAAATTTAGTATTTCTAATATTGGGGATTTATTGATTGACACATTTTTTTCATTTAGTTTACCTGATATATATAGTCCTATTTATACTATACCAGTTGCCTATGATATGTCAAGCAACGGGCAATATGCACCAAGTCCTGATATATCTGGTTTAATATATTGTCAACCATATGAGTTTAGATGGATTGAGAATATTGGCGTTCAATTTATCAAAAAAGTGACATATTTAATAGATGGAAGACCAATACAAGAATATTCAGGACACTATTTATATTGTAAGTCTAAGCGGGATTTGACAAGCACCAAATTAGAATTATTTAATACTATGATTGGCAATACAAAAGAATTTAATGAACCAGAATCTTTTAATAATAATAATGGCAATTATCCGTCGGTCTCATGGGGTGGTTTAAATGAGTCTAATTATCCTAATGGATTAGAACCATCCATTCGTGGAAAACGAATATTTGTTCCATTATATCTATGGGAAACATTTTCAAGTTTTCAAAGCTTCCCATTATTATTATTGCAATATTCAAAACTGGAAATACATATAGAATGCAGACCGTTATGTGAATTATTTAAAGTGAGAGATTTAAACTATTTTGAATCATGGGTTAAAAATATGTGTCCTAGAACACAAATGCCTAAAGTTATAACAGACACTTTTAAGTATTATGACCCGCCATTTATACGCCCAGATTTAAGCGATGAACGATTCAATATATTATTCTTTTTGAAGCCACCGCCAGCAAATACATTTTGCCTTGGAGATATAAGCTATAATACAATCACAAATTTAACACCAGCGGAAAATATACAAAAAGTATTTAAAGATATAAGTATTAAACACTATTCAAAAATTCCTAATTTTGGGTTTGAAAATATTAGTTTATATTCAACTATTGTTTTTTTGTCCGAAGACGAGAGAATATATATTAGCGAGCAAACTCAACAATATTTAGTGAAAAAAGTATTCGAACGAACTATCTATAACGTTCAAGGTGTTAGAAAAGAAGACACACATTCTTATGGGATGACAGCGGCCTGGATGTGGTTTTTTCAGAGAACTGATGTTGTATTACGAAATGAATGGTCTAATTATTCAAATTGGTTATATAATAATAAAATGCCTTATCCTTGTATATTGTCGCTAGATTTGTATAATAGTTTATCAACTGTAAATATTCCATATATTACTCCACAACACAAAAAATATGCGTTAAATAATTTAAATCCATGCGTCCAATACATTAGTGGGCCAACTCATCCCGGAAATGAAAAGAATATAATGGTAAATTGGGGGTTGTATTGTAATGAATTGGTGCGCGAAGAGATTTTGCCATATGGCATAAATAATTATATAGAAAACTATTTAAAAGTAGAAGGTGACCTGGAGGATGGTATATATTGTTATAATTTTAATATTGAAAAAAATAGCTCATTAAATCCATCTGGTGCCATGAATATGATGAAATTTAATAACATTACATTTGAATTTACAACAATTAATCCATATAGAGAACGGTATAATGAGATAGATCTTACTTCTATTAATAAAATATTTAATGAAAATAGTAATGAAATTAATAATCAAACAAAATATTGTATTGACTCTTCAAGCTATGAAGAACTAGATTATAATTATAATTTGCATATTATGGAAGAGAGATATAATATTTTACAATTTTCTAATGGTATAGTTGATTATTTATTCCCAAATTAATTAAAACAATTAAAACAATTTAAACAATATAAACAATTTAAATAATGTAAAGTAAACATATAGATATATCTAATATATATCTATTATATATATCTGCCTTATAAATGGGTGCCGGGTTTTTAAATATTTTATCTGAAAGTGATAGTAATGTTATATTAGTTGGAAATCCAAGCAAAACGTTTTTTAAAAAAACAATTGTCTCACACACTAATTTTGGAAAACAAAAGTTCCGTATTGATTTTGAAGGTAATACTCGTTTAAACTATAATACTCCAACTTTGTATAATTTTAAAATACCGAGATATGGTGACTTACTTCAAGAAGTCTTTTTTTCATTTACTTTGCCTAATATTTGGAGTCCGCTTATTGCCTTTGGCGGGACGCCGGTTATATTTTGTTCTGCGTGCCGAACAAATATTAAAACTAATTTGGATTATTTAACTATAAATAGTAATACTAATTATTCTTTTAATACTAATCAATCCATAACAACATGTGGATTATGTGATTGTTCTTGTAATAGTCCGAGCGAAGTGTCTGATGCTACATTGGAGTTTTTACAAACTCATTCCAATATGAATATGAAGCTTATAAATAGAGTATATCCATTAGAGTTTAAATGGATTGAGAATATTGGGGTTCAAGTTATAAACTCAATAAGAATACTGTCTAATAATTCAATCATTCAAGAGTTTAGTGGTCAATATTTATTGAATATGGTTTGGCGGGATTTTACAGATAATCAAAAAAAAATATTTAATAAAATGATTGGTAATGTGCCAGAATTAAATAATCCAGCACAGTATTCAAATAGAAATGGAAATTATCCGAATGCGGCATATTTTGGTTCTCTTGGCGCTATGTCCTATGGATTAGAGCCCTCGATTAGAGGAAGACAATTATTAATTCCAATTAATTTATGGTCTTCATTAAATAATAAAACCCCTATTCCTTTAGTTGCTATGCAATATAGTGAATTAAGAATAGAAATTGAGTTAAAACCGGTGAATGAATGGTGGGTAGTTAAAAACGTAATAAATGAAGTAAGTATTAATATTAATAATTCATTAAATAGTTTTGATATTTCGATGAATTCAACTAATTCAATTAATTCAAGTAATTTTAATGAATTAAATAATTTAGTTGGTATAGTGCATAATACATATAGCGCGCCAAATTGCAATAATGAAGTTTATAATTTAAAATTATTTCTTAAAGAACCGCCAAGAAAAACTATAATAAATGCTCAAATAGATCCGCTAGGTTCTTTACTCTCTGAAACGGGCGCCTTAGTATATCCATTAAATAGTAATAAGTTATTAGAAAATTATTATAAAGATGTGCCTAGCCCGTGGTTTGCTGATATTCATTTAATTGGTTGTTATACCTTTTTAACAAACGAAGAACAATTATTTTTTTCTCAAAATAGTCATTCTTATTTAATTAAAGAGGTTCATGAACAAACAGTTAATGATTTAATTGGCGGAAGTCATTTTACAGAGATTAAAACAAGTGGATTAGTTACCTCATGGATGTGGTTTTTTCAACGGTCTGATGTAAAGTATAGAAATGAATGGTCTAATTATTCAAATTACAATTACAATTATAATAATTATAATTCAGAAATAATGAGTTTATATGGATTAACTGATTTACTTAGTTTTAATAGCGCAAATGCGCATATATCAAATAAGTTAGATTCTATAGTCTGGCAAAAAAAGTTTACTGCGAAAGAGAATAAAGATATATTACTAGAATGGGGACTTTATTTTAATAATTCAATTAGAGAAATAACACTCGAAAAAGAATTAGTGTCATATATCGATATATACTCACGCAGTCAAGGCTGTGGATTAGAAAATGTATTTTATTATAACTTTTGTTTAAATACTGACCCACTTATTTATCAACCATCTGGCGCCATAAACATGTCTAAAATAAATAATATATACATGTCTTATAAATTAATAGACCCATTATTAAAGACTTTTATTAAAAATTCCACTAATTATATTAGTAATATAAAGGACCCTTTTTTATATGCCTCTGTAATTGGAAGTTATTTATCGAATTCAATTAATTCTACTGTGACATGCTCTCCAACAAATAATCAAGAGCAAACAACTGTTAATTTAAAAGACACAGAAAAATATGTTTGGCATTATAATATGCACCTTATGGAAGAAAGATATAATATTTTAAAAATAATAAATGGTGTTGCTAATTTACAATTTGAACGTTCGTTATAATATAAAATTTAATATAATATATAATATAATA